GTAGCCGTATCATAGCCACCACCTTTAAAATGTCGTCTTTCTATCCAGCCATACCATTGAATTTTACAGTCACTTGATTCAGCCGTATCACAACATCGAATTTGATCTGCAACTTTATAAAAATTAACTTTAGAAGGTGTGCCACTTGCTGATGAACGCAAAGTAATTGCATCTAATTCCCAACGTGCTTTTGATTCTGTAAATGTATCGATTGTATGGTCGGTAGGATTTGCTAATAAATACACCGTATCTCCTAAACCATAACGAGTTACTGTAGCCGTTGCCCAAGGATTTCCACCGCCTGCTGGAATATCTTGAACCGTTAAAATATTTGGATCAAGCACTAAATTATTGCCATTAAAAGCTGTAACAGTATAAATACCATTATGAGCAACGGTTAAACGATTTGATCCAGCTTCAGCTACATCAATCATTAGTTTGTCACCAATAGAAAATGTCGAAGTTAAATTAACAGCAGAACTGCTTGATTGAGCCGACAGTTCTCCACCAGCTCCTTTCCAACCAGCCGTAGCAACACAAGATCCACCACCATGATTGCAGCTGCTATGATCGGCTGTATAGGTTACACTTAATGGTTCAGCTTGAAAATCGGTTTCAAAATAACCTAAACCAAAGTTATGTTCTAATCCAGTTATATCTGTTGATAAAGTTAATGTTTGCCCTGTTTTTGAACCGCCTGTTGTGCTTGCAGATAATTCAAACTCAGTTGCACTAGTTACACTTGATACCGTTGCTCCACTTGGAATTCCACTTCCTGATACTGACATACCAACAGCTACTGTTCGATCAGTCGAATGTGTAATGGTAGGATCGTTATTATATGAACAACCTGTAAGTATTGTTTCAGTTGCCATTGCAGCAATATTGTTATTTACAGTATTAACAGGTTGAAGTGAACCTTGATTGGCTACACTTAAATTTTGAATATCCTGTAGTTCATTATCAGCAATATCAGCAGGATCTTTTAAGTCATTTAAGCCACCACTAAAATCTTTAATTTGAAATAAAGCTTTAGGCATTAAATTGTTTTCCCCATATCGTACATTGTCCGTTTACAATTTCAATTTGTTCTACTTGAAAGTTGCCTTTTGGTTTATCAAAGTATGTAACAATGCCAAAACAATGATTCCAGTTATGTAAACGTCCTTTTAACCATTTGTTTTTACGAGGAGACATGTCTTTTAAACATCCCATTGCCCATGCTCCAATTGTACCAGAATCAAGTTTTGTCAAACTGTGTCGTTGTATATCATGTGTATGCCCATAAACAATATTTGAACCATAGGCTTCTAAATGTTTTTTAGCATGATAGGTTGTAGCATAGGCTCCATGAATAAAATTCAATTTACCTATTTTAAGGGGTTTATTATATGGAAAGTACTTATACCCTCGCTCTATCCATTTACATGCTTTTTTAAAGGTATATTCCCTTAAATAAGGGTGTTTATCAACAAAATGATCTAACCATTCATCGTGATTACCAGCAAGAATATATCTTTCATTGCATTTAACTTTATCAAGCACTTTATCAAAGAGATCAATGCCTTCATTTACTTCAGCAATTTCTTTATCAACTTTAACTAATTGATCTTCTAAGTTTGGTAATCGTTTACCTTTATAGCACCATGCTGATACAGATTCCCATTCACCTACATCACCTAAGTTTATAAAGATTTCAGGCTTAATATATTCAATTGCCTGAAGAGTAATATCAACAGCACGTTCATCGTGTATTGGAAAATGCTGATCAGGTATAACAATAGCTCGTTTCATTCTTTAATTTCAAAATGAACTAAGTCGTCAAAATTATTATCCTTAGTTGTGCGAACCTCTTTTGCTAAAGATGAAGACGACCAGTCGCCGCCCCAACGAACATTAATTCCCATCTTGCATGCAATGCCTAAAACAAAACCACCCATGTAATGAAAATCATCTCTTGCATTCCAATCGATTTTACCTTTTACCGTAGGATCGTAAGGAGCAATATCAACAGCCATTCCCAATACATGTTTACCAAATTTAGTTTTAGACTTACCTTGCTTAACCAATTCATTTTGTCTTTCCTGACTTCGTTTACCTTCAATAACAACAATGTCAAAATACTTAACAACTTCTTCTAAAAGTAATACTAGGCGAGGGTCTACGCCTTCTAACCTTTCCCTGGATTTTCTACTAAACCTTGGCATTATTTTTTCTTCTTTGATTTGACCATTTTTTTCTTCTTAGGTGGTCTACCTCTTTTTGATCCGTATGTTCCTTTTCCGTAAGGCATTTTACTTTCCTTTCTTTTTAACTATCTTTTTAATTTTACCATTATGGGTTCTGGCAAACTTGTGTGTTTTTGTTTCTCGAATAAGCGTTCCACTATACGTTTTGCCACCCCATTTCCAACTTACTTTTTTAGCCATAGTTCATCCTATTTTTTCTTTTTATGTCGATTTGCAAAAGCTCTTGCTTGTGCTACTGAACTAAACCCCCAACGTTTTAAAGCCAATGCTTTACGTGTTGGTTTACCTTTAGCATCTTTCATCGGTCCTTTCATTCCTGCAAACCTTGCAGCAAAACTGATTCTTCTGGGGTTCGTTCCTTTACTTACAGGTGGTTTTAAATTGCTACCTTGTGCTTTAGCAGATGCTCTGCCTTTGGCATTTAATCCACCTTTAGGATTTTTACCTTCTTTGCGTGTCCATGCTGGCGTTTTGTATTTCTTCTTAGCCATCATTTGCTCCCAAAGATTTTAGAAAAGAATCCTTTCTTCGATTTTTTACCCTTAGATCCACCGATCTTTTTACCTTTCTTTTTTTTCTTTTTAACGTCTGCATTTAAAGCATAAGAAATTTCAGGGTATCTTTCAGGATATTGGATCATATCTGGGATTGTTCCATGCAAACATGAGGTTGTAAGTAAGGTAATTATTACGTTCATCATTTATAACCCCAACTTTTTTTTAATTGCCATTTCAAATAATTCCCAGATAGCTTCTAAAATCTTAGCTTCTGTCTTTTCATTTATCATAGGCACATTAACAGACTTATTAACTGATGCAATTAAGTCAGCTTTAACTTCATCGTCTAGTATGTATTCTGCTATTATTTTTCCAACCATTTACTGCTCCTTTATCTTTTTAATTTTGTGATACAAATACACAATGTTCATTACAGCAATTGTTATCCCTAATGCATATGGTAATAAGTCCATAAACACAATAGCCATACTTCCAAAACTTCCTGTTGATACTTTTAAACTATCCATTAATGTTTCCCATTAATTCTTGAGAGATTGCCTTTAATTTCTGAAGCCTGTGAATCTAAATCTCTAACGTGTCTATTTAGATCGTCAAACTTTCTATCCATTCTTTCATCTGATTTATTCCATCGTTCTATTAGTTTAATTATCATGCTTTCCATATTTTCTAACGTTTCACTTTGTCCTTTATTTTCAACCTCTAATTCCTTTAAAACCTCTTGTTGTTTTGCAGATTTATTTGATAAAGAAATCACTAAATAGACAAACATTGCCCCTACTACGCCAATCATTCCTGCTTCTCCGTAAACAGCCATAAAGTCCATTAGTTTTTATCCTTTTTATTTGTGTAGATTTTTCCAACTTACATTTACTATAGAACACCCACAGGTCATCAATAATCTCCATAGTCTTTTTTTTAAATATTTTATCTTACTTTTCACTTTACTTCCCAGCCTGCAATTGACCAACCACCATCACATCCAATACATGATATAAGTAATATCCCTACAAAAATAAACTTTATAGGGATATACCAATGATGTTTATAAGTCTTCGTCTTTTTCTTCACTTAATGTATTT